GCCGTCACTCCGCTGGCTCCGGACTCGCCCCACACAATCGCAGTTCCCTGCGTGATCTGAATGTAATCAGGTAGTGCCATGGTCAACACCTCCAGTCACTCGGAACCATTCGCGGGCTGCGCCAACCTGCTGCTGTGTGATCGCCTGCGGGACGTTTGCCAGTGCCTGCAGCGCGTCCAGTTGTGGCTGCGTTGCCAGATTATAGGACAACAGCACCTGCCCGACTCCCTGCACCGTCCCGCCGTCCATGTCGATCGGTCGTCCGGCCTCGATCCAGTCCACGAATGACATCGCCGCCCCGCGTGGCGGGTTTGGCAATGCGGTGTTCTGTGCTGCAATCTTGACGATTGCCCACAGCCCGCTTGCGATTGCTGCCGCCTGGACCTCCTCCGCCGGAACTGGCCGGCGAACTGTCGGGGCGATTACGCTGCACCGTGCCGCACATGCGTCGTCATCGCTGACGTTGTAGGCTGCGACGGCTTGCGGGTCTGACTGGATCAACGTGTACAATTCCGAATCTGTCATTCTGTGACTGCCTGTTGCTGTGGTCGTCGCATCGTCATGTAAACCGCTCTGGCATTCGTGGCCGCCAGCGTCAACTGCCGTCTGGCATTGTGCACCGCATCAGAGCCGCTGGCTCCGAGCCAGTTCACGCCGCCCGGTCCATTCCTCCGGCAGAGCTCCAGCTGCTGCAGCAGATCCCCAATCTCTTGGATCAGCTTGTCCAGCTGGTTGCCCTTCTCCTCCAGCACATCCGCGTATAAGTGACACGGATCGACCGTCTGAGTATCGGGTGAACTCGATGACTCTGCCTCCGGCTGTTGTAATGGTGTCTGCTCTGGTGACGTAGACTCTGTCATACTCCTGCACCTCCGTTGATTGTTGCGCCTCGACCATGACCCGCAGCTGCTCATTCACGCGCACCGCGTGCACACCCCAGCAGCTCAGCACGCCGGGAGCCAGCACCAGCAGCGCTCGACTGAGAGCCACCGTGACAAGGCTCTGCGGAGTGATGCGGAACACCGCCACGCCGAGCCCAAAGCAGGCCCAGCCCACACTCATAGCCTGCCAGAATTCGCCCGTCAAATCAGCCATGATAACCCCAGACATACTGCGAGGACGACGATTGATAGCGCGATAGCGAGGACCACCCACACCCACGCGCTGCCAGTGTAATCCAAAAACGTCTGAGCAGTCTCCTCGGAGATGTCAGCCTCGAGGCCGGGCGCGTCGATCTGGATGGCTCGCTGCCTGCGAGTCGTCTGTCGTTTGGCCGGCTTGTCTGGCTGCTGTCGCTGCTCATCATCGCTCATTCTGCTGCCTCGTGGCGTGCCTGACAATATGCACGCCGCAGATAGTACACCGCACCAGGGTAAACCCCAACCACGGAAACAGGATCGCCCAATATCATGGCCCACCGATTCCTGCGCCTGGTGTCGGAGATCCGCCACCACTCAGCACAATCGTCAGCCGCGCATGTCTATAGCTCAGCAGCAACTGCAGCCGAGCATCCACACCAGTGACAGCTGATCCAGTGTCCTCGAAATAAAACTGAGCCGGGCTGGTGGTGGCCCAGCCGCTGACGCCCTGCAGCTCCTGAATGATCGATTTCACGTCTGCCCGGAAATACCCATCGCCGCTTGTCGTGACGTCCGTGTAGGCCGTCGTCTTGGTTTTGCCTGTGAGATCTGACCAATCTGTGAGGCCGCTGAATTGGCTGCTGCTGTACTTCAGCCCATAAATGCGGACCGTCCTGTCCGCCCGTCGGCACACCCACGGCAGCACCAGATACGCGCTGCTGACTGTGTCTCCGGACGCGAGGCCAGTCGCCACCGTGGAAACGTAGGCGATTTCCTCGTATGGGTTGTCACCCGTGCGCACCGTCGCGTCATCATGGCCCAGCTGCAGCTGCGATAGCGGGCCGTCGAAGCCCGTATCTGCCCCGGCGTCGCCATAATACGCCGAGCCACATGCGTCGATGTCGACTCTGGCCCCGACGTCCTGAGCATACTGCACCGAAGCCGAGCCGCTCGTGACCCGCAGATACAGCAGCTGTGACGTCATCGGGGAGCCGAGCTGGTACACGCCAGCAGCGATCGCCACGCCAGTCGAGGCCGCAGCAGGGACCGCCGCCGACCAGATATACTCGACTGAGCCAGAGCCAGAGATGCTGAAGAATGGCGAGTCCGAATCGATCCAGTCTGTCGGGCTCCACCAATCGCTCGTGAGTGTGTGTGTGGGGAATGCCATGCGTATCCTCAGACCGGGGTAACTGTGATGGTTTCGGGGAGATTGCTCCAGCCGCTGGCGGTGTCAAGTGCTCTGAGCCACAGATACGGCAGCCCGTAGTAATCCTGCCGTGAGCCGATCAGCCGGAATGTGGTGGCCGCGTTCGGGGCCCAGATGCCAGGCTTCCACTCCGCCCCGTTCTGTAGTGTGACGTTGGCAAAGTGCGAGTCGTCATCGGGCACATAAAGCCCGCTCATGCTGTAGCCATTCCGCACCTCGATCAGCGGAATCTCTCTCAGGTAATCCATCGAGAGATAACCCGAGCCGCTCGACTGCGACAGAGTGAAGTAGCCCGTGCCTGGCTGATACGTCCAGCCGGATGTTGGCTCATTCCGGATTGTCGACACACCGCCGGGGCCGTTGCTGCTGAATGCGAATTCCCACCTCTGCGCCGCCGGCAGGTTAGGGTAGAGATCAGCTGAGTACAGCGTGGCCGGCATTCCTCGGCAGTCCGCAATAGCCCAGCACACCGACCGTGTTGGCGTGCCCCAGAAATCACTGGCCGTCGGGGCTGCTCCGTTATGCCGGATCTCGATCCGCACCCACAAATCGAACTCGACCGACTTGTCCGCCAGCTGGGCTGGAGTGAAGAAGAGCGGATCGCAGGGCCCGCCGCAGAATGGTATGCCGCCGTAGGCTTGGTTTCCGACTGGGCCATCCTGTACCAGATTCTGCGTCGCACTCATGGACACGATACCAGTCCTGTCGACTCCATCGATCCACACCCTCGCATGTGAGATCGTTGTGGTGACTGTGTACTGCCGATTCGTGACGCCAGACTTCTCCTCAGTGAATCGACCGTATAACGTCGAGGGTGACACCATCGCAGCGCCTGGCACCTGCGCACCGCTGATGGTTATCGGATGCACCCACGACCCGCTCTTGACTGTCTTGCTGTCGATGCCGACATTGCCGAAAGACTGCTGGACTTCCTCGATGTAATTGAACAGCCACGATGTCCGCTTTGATCGAGCATATCGCACCCGGTAATTCTGCCCGAACTGCGGGCCGACCGGGACGTCAACCTTAAACCGCATCGGCTTCATCCGCAGCACCCACACCGCAGCTGTCCACGGCAGACTCGGAGGCGTCCCCGTGCCGGCTGTGTCTGGCGTCGAGCCCAGCGAGAATAGAGCATGGTAGCCGGAGAAGGCTCCGCCCGTGTTATTTTCGACCCAGTTCTGAGGCATGGTCTGCCCGAGAGTCCAGTCGGTGTTTTCGGCGTTGCTGCCTGTCATCTCGCCGGCAATAGGTCCGACCAATCGGCAGAATCGTCGCACCCCGAAATTGATCTGGGGAACTCCGTTGCTTGTCCGCACATAGCAGAGACCGTGCTGGCCGCATGGCTCCGGATAGACGATCGTGTTGGCCGCCACTGCACCCTCGCCGACGTGCCGCACCTTCACGCGCATCAGCGTGTCTGCTCCGGCTGCATTCAGGATGGCCGCGTCGTGTTGCTGGTAATTGCCTGCCGGGACGTCCGCCAGAATCTTAACCACAAGCCTGATTGCACCCGCTGGGGCTGCTGGCTGCACTTTGCCTGTCGTGCTCACTCCGGCCAGCAGCGACTGCAGCGCCGCCGCCTTGTCCCGCGTCATGCTCAGTCTTCGCCGGTCGCTCATGTTTCCACCACGCACCAGCCGAATGTGCTGACCCTGCGAGCGATCCGTCGGCCAGTCGTGCTGACTGCCAGACCATTCAGAGACCGCACAGCGATCTGCTGCTTTGTGTCTGTCCACGTGTCGCCGTCGAGCCGCATGATGTTTGCCAGCACCGCCGCGGATGATCCCGCTGGAATGGCCGCAGTGAGTGCCACCACCAAAGCACTGTCGCGACCAATCACCGCCGGCTGCACCGCCCCGAGCGAGGCGTCGCCGGTCGAGCGAATGAGCTCGCCGATGGCCGCCGCCTGGTCGCGTGTTGCCAGTATGGGGTGTTCGTCTGTCATGGCTGGTTGTTTGGCAATGGGACCGCAGTCCAGTCGGCCAGATCCTCGAGGATAAACTGGTTGACAATGACCCCGCTGAGCCAGACTGGTTTTGCTGTGCTGATCGTCGTGCTGGCGTTGATTGCAAGCGTGGCCGAGCTGGTGCTGGCAATCGACTGAATGCGAGCCTCGAGTGTCTTGCCGCGTGGGCCTGCGCCGATGACCCGCACCAGCGCCCCGACGTGCTTCGTTGAATCGAAAGAACCAGTGCTGAGCGTGAGCGTTGCTGATCCTGCCGTCATGGTGCCTGTCCCGAACTGCGTGCCAGTAAGCACCGGCACCCGCACCGCTTGGCCGTTGTCATCCAGCCAGATCTCGCCGCCGGTCTGCTGCTGCTCCTCCGTCTGAATGGGTCGCTTGATGATGCGTCGATCTGTCGTGGGTGTCTTGCCGTCATATGTGGCCTTTGTTACGTCCTGCCATGCCGCTGTGCTGCTGGTTCTCGTCTGATACACCAGTTCATTCGGGCCCTTGTTTGGGAGCAGAATATAGTAGCCGCCGGGGTTGATCTCGATCGTGTAGCTGATCGGCCAATATAGCGAGCCAGCCACGTCCCGCTCTGGCTCGTCCGGCATCTCAACATCACGCAGCAGACAGCAGCCCGTCGGATACGACACGCCGTGGATCGTCACCGCTGAGAGGTTGATCGTGTCCGCCAGCTCGAAGAGGAATTGCGGGATTGTCGCGAAGTTGGCCGTGACATTTACGACGCGCGTCCGGATCTTGCGAGTGAGGCCCTCGTAGAGATCGCCCGCCGAGTTGACCAGAGGATAGCCTCGAGCGTCGTAGAATGCCGGCACCGCAATCGACCCGGACCTCATGCCGCCCTTGACCCGCTGGCTGGCGTAGGCCTGATCTTCGCGCGTTGTGATGGCTGTGCTGTACGTCACCTGCATCAGGTAGCGAGTGAGTACCTCGTCGTCTTGCGACAGCTGACGATTAACGACAATCGCCGTTGTTTTCTCGGGATGGCTGGCGCCTTTCGCCGGGATGCCCGTGGCCGTCACGACGGTCGTGATCGTGTCCGTCTCGGTCGTGGTTGTGATCTCCCACACGTCGACGACCGTCTCTGTGCCGTCCTCGTCCTGCTGCCACTGCCCACGTCTATAGAGCTTTGCCGTCGCTGCCATGTTAGACCGCCCATCCGATCATGCCGTCCTGTGTCGCCTTGAGTAACTGCCGCTGTATGCCGCGAATCTCTTTGAGCTGGTCGAGCTGTTGCTGGCTCAGCGTCCCCTGCTGGTTGATGATGCGGTTGAGCACACCAGCACCGCCCGCCGTTCTGAGATCCTGAGCCGGCCCGGCCTGCTGCACCGCCCTGTCGACTCGCGTGGCGATGTCTGCCGATTTCAATTCCCCGATAAGCTCATCAAACTTCCGCCCCGCAGTCGTCGCCGCGTCTGGCTGGTTGGCCGCCGTGCTGGCCGCCGTCGCTGCTGTGGCCACCGCTGCGGACCACTCCTGCCGAGCCGTCGCCAGCTCAGCACTGGCCCTGTCCAGTCGTGCCGCGTAGGCATCCGCCCTCGCCTGCTGGTCCGCCGCCGCCTGCTGGTCGATCTGCTGCACCTGCTGCGTCGCCATCAGATCGATCTCGGCCTTGATCGCGTCGGCATCGAGCGAGCTGTCGAGATAGGCCATGATGTCGACGATGCCGCTCGACAGCCATGCCTGTGTCTCGGCCCACATCCGCCGGACCCCTGCGACCGCCTGCCCGAACACGTCGAGGAATCCATTCCGCCATGCGTACCACTGATCAGAAATGGCCGCGATCCCTTGAGCCCATGCCACATCGAGGCTCGCCCAGAACACGCCAGCCGCTGCTGCCACGTCGCCCGCCGTGAGTGCTCCCATGATGCTGGAGAGCGTATCGGAGACTGCCGAGCCGAGCCCAGCGAAGGGCTGCAGCAGCAGCCCGATGGCGTCGTAGGCGCGACCGAAACTGGCCACCAGCGTTTCGCCGACCAGCTTGGCCAGCGTCTGTATTGCCGGCCATGTCTGCATCACCATGTCGATCATCTGCGACAGATACGGCAGCACCGCCACCGCGATGATGTTGCTCGCGTTCCTCAGCGTCGCCACCAGCCCCTGCCACTTGTCGTCGAAGGCCGCCGCCGCTGCCGCCTGCTCGCCGCTGATCGTCATGCCGAGCTTGTCGGCCTCGGCCATCAGGGCCCGGATGCCGCCGGCACCGTCAGCCATCATCGGCACCAGATCCGCTCCGGACTTGCCCAGCAGATCCATCGCCACCGAAGCCTGCGCCGCCGGGTCCTGAATCTGACTGATGCCTTGAGCTACCGCCAGAAAGCGATCCTCCACCGGCATGGCCAGCAGCTGCTCAGCAGATAGCCCGATCGAGGCGAGAGCAGCCGCCGCCGACTTGCTGCCGCCGGCTGCCTGCGTCGTGACGTCGCCCAGCTTGCGCATGCCCTTCTCGACAGCTTCGAGATTTGCCCCGGATTGCTCGGCAGCATACCGCAACTGGCTCAGCGCCTCAGCGCTCGCCCCAGTCCGCTGTGCGATGTCGTCGATGCCCGCAGCCGCCTCCGAGAATCGCCACACCGAGGCCGCCGCCGCGCTCATGCCGGAGACGATCAGCCCGATGCCGCCTGCGACTGCAGCTGTGCCGAGTGATGCCGCGATGCCTGCCACGCCCTTGGCCGCACCTGCGAGCCGAGTCGTCAGCGTGGTGAGTCCCCGCTTGAGCGGGGTGTCGTCGACGAAGATCTTGACGAATGCTCTGGCCGCCTCGATCGCTCTACTGCTCGCCACTCAGCACCTCCGGTCCGTATCCCGCCAACCACTGGATTTCACCCGGCGCGTGTTGCGCCAGCTGAGCCAGCAGCACCTCGCGACCCGAAGGCTTGCGCCGCTCGGAGTCGCCGAAAAAGTCCTGCCACGTCCACACCCGATCAGACCGCCTCGTCCGCTGCACATTGTAGAGAGCCGCCATCAGTGACCCGAGCCGCTGAGCCTGCAGCCGCTGAGACTGATGCACAGCCCAGAGAGCCTGCCTCAGTGTCATCGGCCCGAGATCCAGATGCGTCATGCACTGCAGTCGTGTCAGCCATTCATCGGGGCCGCTGCACTCAATGCCATCGAGCTGATATCGAGAGCCTCCACTGCTGCCCCGATCTGCTCGCTGATCGCCTTCCGTGCCTCCGCCTGAGCTGCCTCGACCTTTGCAAGCAGATCCTGCAGCCCGGTTTTCATCGGGCTGCCCTTGGGGAAAAAATCGGCGAGAGCCTCCAGCAGTGCAGTCGATGCCTCCTCGTGCGTCGAGCCGTCCGCCGCCTCCATCAGTGTGGCCGACGCAACTTGCTCGATCGCTGCGAGGACTTCGTAGATCAGCGTGTCATCGAGCTGGATTGCCGCGAGGAACTCGCTGAGCCGCTGCGGGTTGTGCGCCATCTCCAGCACATCCCACTCGGTCGAGTCGAGGATGCGCTGGCGTGCCGCGATGCTGATCCGGACCGGATGCACCTTGCCTGCCGTGTCACGATACTGAGCCATCTCCCGATCCTCCGGTTGTGGTTGTTGGTTCTGATTGCTGCTGGTTGCCCCCAACCACTGCAATCACTTTGAGCTTCACCGTGCTGGTGGTGCCGTCCGCGTTCGTCACCTGCACCTCGTCGACCTGTCCGAGTACCACTGCCATGATGTCCTCCTCAGCTTGAGACTGTGCTGTAGTTGCTGGAATAGCTGTTGTCGGCTGCCTTGGCGATTTCGATCGCCACCCTCACCGTGTCATTGTCGGGCCGGGTTTCATTCCAGCTCTTGATCCTGCCCTCGAGCCGGAACACCACCTGGCCGACGTCTGCAATTGCTCCGCTGGCCAGTGCGTAGTGGTGCACCGTGCCGGCCACATAGGCCGACCGCATGGCCGCGTATGTCGTGCCCGGCGTGCCGCGCTTGAAGAGCATGTTCGCCGAAATGGTGTACTTCGGCTTGCCGGTATGCTCCGAAATTTCGGAGTCGCCCCGGCAGTTGCTTTCGACCGATCGCCGCTCGCTGCTGATGGCGTCGTCGATCACCACGGGAATCTCTGTGAGTGCTCCGGCACCGCCGAGGGTTGCGGAGTAGTACAGCTTGCAATCGTCGCCGAGGACTGAACCGTCTGCTACGTTTGGCATTACTTAAAGGCCCTTTCCAAATAGTATGGGATCTTGGGTTCGATGACGTTGTAGGCCGGTCGCATAAATGGCCGGCGTTCCTCCAGCTGCTCGATGCTTGTCAGTCCGCCCGCAGCTGTGCGGACCGTTTTCTTGTACAACTCCGGACCCACCACGACATACTCGTTGTCGTTGCTGATCGCGTAGAATAGCCGCTCTTTTAGCGGGCTCGGCTGCATGTGCAATAACGGCACCTTGCCGGGCTGTGAGATCTTGTCAGGCCGCCGTGGCTTGCGTGCCGTGTAGCCCTGTTGCAGTGCGAATCGATACCACTCCTGACGCTGGCGAAACCGCTCGAGCTCCTCGGGCGTGAGCTCCGACAGCTTCTTCTGGGCCGCCCGCTTGAGGGACCGCCGAGCCACCTTGCGGATCGACCCGCCGACCACGTCGAAAAACTTCGCTTGCCGCTCCGTGATGCCGAGCTCGCTGCGGACCGTGCCGTCTGGCCGCCGCGTGAATCGCATCTTCATATTAGCGCGGAATCGGATGCTCTGGCTCATGCTCGATTCCCCACACTGACGGCCCATGTGGTTTCGATCACGCCGACAAAGACCTCCATCTGATCGAGGATCTCGCCGTCGCATGTCGTTGCGATCGAGACTGACCGCCGCCGTGCTGCGATGTTGCCGGCCAGTGTCACCTGCCGATATGTCGCCGACGTCCGCAAATGATCGCACAGCCCCTCGAGCAAATCCTCGTAGGTGTCCGATGCTGCGACTGCCTCGGCTGCGCAGCGCACCGTCAGGACGATCGCAATCGTGATGTCCTCGGAGACGTCGCCGCGGTTGCTGGTGTCCTCGACTCGAGGACAGATGATCGTCAGGAATCCCTGAGTGTCGCTTACCTCGTCGATGATGGCTGTGTAGCTCCGCCGCCTGCTGACTGTGATGCCAGCCGGCAGAGACGGGTAGGCCTGCAGCTGTGTCACCAGTGCCGCCGCCAGTGTCCGGATACGCGCCGCCATCAGTCGCGCTCCTTCGTATGAATGCGGAGATATCGCCGCTCGGGGTCGTGATACTGCCAGAGCTGTGAGCTCGGACCGAATGGCATGACCCGGAATGTGATGTCGTCCACCGTGACAGTATCGCCCCGCTGCGGAGTGACCATGGTGCCGCTGATGATCAGATCCGCAGCGAGGACGATCCAGTCTGTCGAGCGATCCCCGACCCGCACCGCCTGGTACGTTTCGGACCGCTCCCATGTCGACTGGCCCCGCACCGCCGTCAGCTCGCAGCTGTTGGCACCACGCGCGAAGGTAGCCGCCTCACCCCGCACTCGGAATGATGCTGCCTGCGCCGCTCGCTGTGCTGCCTGAATTGCTGTGACCACGGGGAGACCTCAGAATGAAAAGCCCACTGGCCGGCCCCCGGAGGAAAGGCCGACCAGCGAGCAGGGCATGACGATCAGGCCAGCAGCGTTTCCGTGCTGGTGATGGCATCGGTGACCACGATCGGAATCCCCTCGTACTCGGTCGGGCGAGGCGCTGGCATCCCGGTCGGGCTGTAGGTTGTCCGGCTCACCTGCAGCTGCCGCAGCGATCGGCGGTTCATGCAGATATGGGTGGGCTGGTCGCTCGCCGGGAACAGGGCCAGAGCCCGGGCCAGCAGCGTGTCCGTCAAACCCTTGCCGCTGTCCTCGGTCAAGTTGGCGATGCGGGCCACAGCGTACTTGCTGCCGATCTGCACACCGAGATGGCCGCCGGCATCTCGCACCATGGCCACCATGCTCTTTGAGTTGCTGCCGAGAACGACAGACTCGAAGATCTCGCCGACCGTGAAGTTGATGTTTGGCGTGCTCAGCGACTGGTCGCCGGACCCCACCAGAGCCACCGATGCGTCGTCCGGGGTCGATCGCAGGAACCAGACCGAACTGCCTGTGGCTGCAGTCGTGCCGGCTGCGTTGATCACGAGCGCGTCTGACGCCCCGTTGTAGTTGGCCGAGTCGGCCAAACCGAGGAAGCCGTCAGCGCTGCCGCCCACGGTCCCGTTGAAGAATTGCTTCTCGAGGGTGAACAGAGCCTCGCGGATCTGCCGTGCCGTCCGCTGATTCATCCAGGCTTCGGCCCCGAATCGATAGGCTCGGCAGGCCGCTGCGTCCTCGATCACCTTGGCATCGATGTACTTGAGATCGACCGACGTCTGCGTACTGATCGATGCCGTGTAATCAGCACCCGCGTTGACAGCTCGGAAGCCGATCACCGGCGCGGTCGTTTCGACATTGAACTTGTGCACCGTGCCGTTGCTCGCCTGCATCGCGTGCAGCGCTCGCAGGACCGGCGCCTTGTTCAGGATGTCGGTGATCTCTGCCGGGTTGACGTCGAGGCTGTTGAACCTGATCAGCTCATTCAGCGTGGAAAGTGTGTCCGCCATGGTCGTCTACTCCTCAATTCTTCTTGCTTCGAAATGCCTCGGCCAGACTGCGTGGCACCGCGCCACCAATCGCCACCGGCGTCGTCTCACCCTTGACTGCCTCAGCCATGCTGGCCGCCTGCTGCTTGAGCTGGGCCAGCTCAGCCCGCAGATCCTGGATCGTGCCCTGCAGTGTCTGCAGATGCGAAGCCTGGGCCGCGTGGAAATCGAGCCCGTCGCGGAACATCCGGGCGCCCTCAGCGTCGCCGAATGCTGTCATGTAAGCTGCCAGATCCGGTCGCGTTGGCGCCTCCTGCACTGTCACCGGCACCTCTGCCGCTGCAGCTGCTGGCTGCTCCCCTGCCGCCGCTGGCTGCAGCGTCTGTTTGCTCATCGTGTCCTGTCCTTGCTGTGATCGGATGGCTGCGAGAACATCCTCGAGACCGCCGATCTGATCCACCAAACCGAGGCCAGCAGCTTCGGCTGCCGACCACCACCGGCCGTCAGAGACGGCTTCCACCTGCTCGCTCGTCATGCTGCGACCACTGGCCACGTCGGCCAGAAATCGGGCATTCATTTCATTCACCTTGCCCTGCAAGAATGCCTGCTGGTCTGGCGTGATTTCCTCGCCTGGCGTCGCGATGCCCTTGTAGGCTCCCGACGTCAGAAGCACCGACTTGAGGCCCGCGTCTGCGTAGGCCTTGCTGTAGTCGATCACCTGCCAGTATGTGCCAATCGAGCCAAGCTCGGAGTCCTTGCTGGCCCAGATGCTCCCGGCCTGCGATGCGATGCGATAGGCCATCGAGCAGCCGCAGCCGTTCACGCTGGCCACCACCAGCGTTCGCTGGGCCAGCTCATTCACGGCATCGACGACAGCCGTGCCGCCATCGACCACACCGCCGGGGCTGTCGATCCGCAGCACCACAGCGCGGGGTGGCATCTCCAGCAGCTCCTCGAGGCCTTCGAGGATGCTGGCATAGTTCGAGCGGAACGGGCTGGCCTTGCCTTTGAATAGCGGGCCCACAATCGAAACGATCGCGATCCCGTCCTCGGTGTAGCTGACTGGCGTGCTGTCCTCAAATCCGAGCATCTCCGCCCACATGTCGTAGATGCGGTCGTCGATCCGCTCCGGGTCCATGTCACTCCGAGGCCTGCCAGCCTTGGCCGCCATGCGATGCTCATAAGCCTGCAGCCACCGCATATCGATCTGCCATCCACGATTCATTGCACTGCCTCCAGCTTAACCATCGCCGCGTTGCTCCATGTCTGCAGATAGCCGAGTGATGCGAGCTCCTCGCGTTCCTTGGCAATCTCTCGGCAGTTGTCTAAGTAGTCACCGAATCCCCACGTGTCGCATACGTCCTGCATCGACTGGAGACCCGCAGCGACTGACCGCAGCGCCACGTCGAGCTCCTCTTGAGGCTTCCAAAATGCGATGCCGCGTGGCACCCATCGCCACTGCAGATCGGAGACCAGCTGGCCGCCGGGTAGGCTGATTTCACCCGTGCCGCCGAAGTCCACCGGGAGCGCCCACTTGAGCAGCAGCCACTGGGTTAGCCGCTTGTGCAGCCGCTCCTGCGTCTTGCGTCTGGCGTGGCAAGCTCGCTCAAAGAGATTCCACGCGCCGCGGGAGCCGCTGTAGTTGGTCCACGATTCGTCGAAGAATGAGTACGGGAGATCGAGACTCTTGAGCGCGATCTGGAGACACAGCTTCAGGAAGTCCTGCGTCTGGCTGGCCGGGTTGCCCGACTCGATCGCCTTGACGTCCTCGCCTTCGTCGAGGTCAAACACCGCCGGGCCTTGCCCGAAATCGAGCACACGGGCCGATGCGTCCTGTGAGCCGTCAGTGTCGTTGTCGCTGTCGAAGGCCTCGGCTTCCGGCTTGCGACTGAATGCGATCCCGAACAGCTGATCCAACTTGATCTTGGCCCGCATGTGATCGAATGTCTCATCGACGTCCCGGAACTCATTCAGGGCTGCGACGATCGGAGACTGTGGCCGGATCTGGTTGGGCCTGCCCTCGAATTGGCAGTGCTGCCAGACATTGCTCTGGCGGATGATCCTGTCGCCGCGTGTCCCCGTGAGCGGGTCCTCCTCGGCAAAATTCCAGGCGACGACCCGACCGCTGCGGAGCTTGGCCCCGTTGACCCATTGCTTCTGGTCGTTGCGTCCGTAGGCTGGGCTGCGGCAGAATGCACCCTCAATCAACTGCAGAGTCCAGTCGGATTGCTTGACCAGAAAGCAATCGCCCGCCAGCAACTTCTGGGCCTCGGCCACCCTGCGGATATCATCCCAATCCATGCGACCGTAGGTGTCGATGGCTTCGGGCTCGGTGTCCCGTGCCATCAGCTGCTTGAGCGCCACGTCGAGGCCGCGATCGCCGGTCCGTGGCTGGAAGTCCCACAGGCAGCAGTAGTCCAGCGTTCGCCGAATGGCCCATGCCAGCAGCCCCATATTTCGCCACACGTCGAGGGCGTTGGCTGCGAGGGCCTCGCGTCGCCGGTCATTCAGCAGCGAGTCCTCGAGCCGCACCTTGGCTGTGGCCGACCGCCGGCGATTGCCGGGGTTGAGGGCCTGATAGGTGGTGTCTGTTGTGCCGGGGCTGGTGGTACTCACCGCGTTACCTCCGGCTCATTACGACGTTGATAATTGGCGACCGCCGCCGCCTTGCCCCGGTCTGCTCCTCGAGCTCCCGCAGCTGCTCTTTGATAATCTGCAGATCGATCGCCGTCGATGCGCCGTCGCGACTGTCCGACGTGACGCCACTCTGCAGCGTCTGCCTCAGTCTGGCGATAATCTGTGCGGTTGTTTCGCTCATGCCCGCAGTCTGCGGGCCGCTTGCTCAGTCGTCAACGGGCGAAACAGGATCGCCCGATTTCAGCTCGCAGATATAGCTGCGATCCACCCGGTACTGGCCACAGTTCAGGCACGACGTCCGCCGCAGCAGCACCGCCGTATAGGGCCTGCCCTCGGGGCTGATGCCGTCACCGTCGATCCGTTGCGGGGCGTCGCTGTACTCGGCCCGTTCCGTGCTCTGGCATGTGGGGCAATGTGAGACCCGCACGTCCACGACTACACGGTCCCGCGTTTTGCTGCCCTTGGGTCGCCCCGGTTTTCCCTCACTCATGTCCTTACCTCTGTTCGTCGTTTAACTCGTCGCCGCCGCTTCTGTTCTGTCGCCTCGCTCACCTCTGGCACATTGCAGCCCAGCACAGAGGCCAGCACCAGACACCCAACCGAGGAGTCCAGCCAGTGATTCTCTGCCCCGACCCTCAGCCGCCACTCCATCACCGTCCGCCCTCGGCCCTCGGTCTGCGTGGCATACTCGCTCGTGAGATGCTCGGAGTACAGTCGGTGCATCCCGTCGTACAGAGTAATGGCTCCGGCGTGGCCGATCCGCACAGCCATCTGGTCATGGAATGCTGTCTTCCAATAGTTCACGTCGCTCAAGCAATTGCGGATGTCGCCGGCCTGCTTGCGCTTGACGATCACCCAGCCGAGGCCGACCCTGCTGCCGGGGTCGTACTTACGCTCCGAGATCGGCTTGTCCGCCGCCCGATAGCTCTGGCCCATGTATGCCAGCAGCTGCTGCCGATGGTTGCTGCGACTGAGGGCCGATTTCACCAGATCCGTTTTCCACCTCGCGTCGAATGCGACCAGCTCGGGCGTCATGTGGCCGCCGTCCTCGCTTCGCCAGTCCTGGGCAAAGAGCCACTCACAGAACTCCGTGATGCCCTGACTGAGCGCTGCCATGTCGCCGGCTTGCGGGTACTTGTGGCTGAGCTTCCGCCGCGCTTCCTTGAGCGTGAAGTAGGGGTCGTCCTGCTCGGGGAATGTCCCGTATCGCATCACATGCAGAGAGCCATCCTCACGGGCCGCGGCGACCGTGTAGTAGAGCAGAGTCTGCTGGACGTCCACCATGGCCACCAGCTTGTGGAACCCCTTCGGGGCCACCCCTCGAGGGAGCTTCACCCGCCGACTGTCGGCGATGTCCTGAGCCGTGAGCCATGTTCTCGATTCGTTCTCGTCCTTCTGTGGCTCGTTCTGCAGCTCGCTGAAGAACCCCGACCGGCTGCGATAGTACCATTCCATCCCATGCTGCAGAGCCGAGATCTCGCCGCTGCTGGCGCTGTACCGTGCCGGCCATGCGACCTCGCTGCCGGAGTCCATGGCCGCCCGATGCTCGCGATAGAACCGTGTCGCGTCGCGGATGTCGCCGTGCTCGCGGAGCGATGCCGCCCGGATGTCCCCGTATTGTGACCACAGCTGCATGGCCGAGTCGTCCGGCATCTTGCGGATGAAGGCCCGCCGTATCCCGCACCAGTCGGGGTTGATTTCGCGGTTGAGCAGTCTGTCGGCTGCATCGTCGCTGCGGATGACTGTGCACGTCACCAGCGCACAGAATGGCGTGTCTGGGCCTCGCATCCCCACCAGATCATTCTGGATCACTTCCGTTCTGCCGTGGCATTGGATGGCGGACAGGGCCGACTCCCTCGTCTGGAAGTCGTCGCACAATAACATGCTGGGCCGGATGACTCGACCGTCTGGTAGTGTGTGCAGCGCACCGCGCACCGCCTCCATCAGGCCGCTGGCTGTGACGATCGCGCCCGTGCCGGGAAATCCGTCGAGCGTGGCGAATACTGCCGTCTTGGTCGAGATCTGGATGTTAGTGTTTTGCCCCCTGTAGAGCTGGCCCTTGGCTCGGTTGCTGATCCCCTCGAGCTTGCGGATCGGGTAGGCCACTTCCGGCCAGAGATCGTAGAGCATCGGATTGTGTGACCACTCTGTGACGATGTCCCGCAGCAGCTTTTCCGCCTTCCCCGCGTTGGCTGCTGCGATCATCGAGAATGGATGCAGCCGGCGGACAATCGCCCAAATCATCGCCCGCATGATGATCGTGCTCTTGCCCGTGCCGCGTGGCATCCCCACGGCGCGGAATCCACCCCGCTCGATGACTCGCTGCAGCTCCTCGATCAGCACCAAATGATCGTCACACCAGCCCAGTCTGAAGGCCTGCGGAAAGCACCGCTCCAGAAACGTCCTGAGATCCGCCTCGCACGCCTCGCGTAGAACCGGGTCGCCCACTGGCGGGATGTCCCCGATGTCTCGAGCGCTGTTGCTGACTTCCTTCGACCGTGCCGCCGCCTTGGCCTTAAGTCGCTCGTAGGCTGCCGTGGCCCTGTCGCGTACCTCGTCCGCTGAGCGCGGGGCCGCCGCTCGCTTGCGTCGCGGGGCTGTGGCCGTGCTCACTGGCTTCGGAGCCTCTTGAGCTCCGCCGCGATCTGTGCTGGTGTTGCTCCTCCGCGCCATCGTGCCACCGGCATTCTGTCAGATTTTCGCACCAGCCACACCGTCGGAATGGATGTCACCGCCGGCACCGTGACCGGCTTGCCTCCGGATTGTACCACACGGGCCCGCCAATACTCCGGGCTGCGGTCCATGTCGGTCTGCGTGACCGGCAGCAGCTGCTGCACAGCCGGCAGTGTGGTCTGCTTGTAGCGCTGGCAGGGCCCGCACCAGCTGGCCGTGAAAAGCACAGCGTAGTAGTCCTCCTCGGCCTGCTCCTCGAAGGGTGCCGGCTGTGGCTGTGCGACCGACACACGGAATCGCCATTCGTCCGCGATCAGAAGGGCCATTGCCGCCAGTGCTGCGATCATTGTGCTACCCCTGCAATCGGACACACGGCATCATCGAACACCGCTTTCCGACCACGCAAAACTCCGTAACCCTTGTCGCCCCATGTGGGGCCCCAGCTGTTGATGACTCCCCAGCAGAGCTCGCCGTCGAGGATCAGGGCATCGACGATCGCCACCTGATGGCCCCACCAGTTGAAGCCGGCTGAGATCGGATAGCCCGACAGCACCATCGTCGCCGCCTGCATCATGTTCCGGGGCTGCACCTCGATCCAGTCTGTGGCCCTGTACTTGCGGGCCGCCAGCTGGTTACCCTGCGTGGCATAGCGTCGCTCGATGGCTCGCTCCGGCCAGTATTGCTGGGGGACTGCGCCGTGCTCTTTGAGGTACTTGAGGGCGTCGCCGCCCCAGCCGCCGACGTTCCTGTAGCCTTTGATCGGGGCCGCCACCGATGCGGGGCTGAGCCTCACTGGCGTCTGGTTGGCTCGCAGTATTGCGAGCTCGAGGCAGTAGACCGTCGCGAATGCCCAGCAGTAGTTGGTTTGCCCCTGATCCTTGCAGCCCCAGTCGTGCTGGCGGATCATGTCGGAGATCCGGCTTTTGTACTTCTCAGCGTCCCTGATGCTGGCCTTGATCTCGGCCATGGTCATGGTGCGCATGCTGGTCGGGTATGGCATGGCCGAGCTACCGTAACCGAAGCCGCCGGCGTTGGGTCGCTCGGTCAGCTCGAGGCCTCGAGAGCCGCCGGCCCAGACTGACTCGGGCGTCGAGTCGTCGATGATGACGGCACCTGCCGGGATGTTACTGCTGCTCACTGTTGTCCCCTCGCCTGCTTGAGAGCCTGCAGCAGTTGTGGCTGCGACTCGATCGGGATGACCGTGGCGTCCGTGCCACGTACAATCACCGCTTGTGGTCCATCACCGAGATCCGCTCTGATGTCCTGCCAGAGCTTCCGCCAGATGGTCGGCGCCGAGTCGAGTCCGTCCGACTCGATGGCCGACCGATCCCAGAGTCTCCACTCTGCTCGTCCTGCATCCTGCACACAGTTGCCATCCAGCCACTGCCGCACCGCCTGTGAGTTGACCGCCTGCAATGCCGCCGGCGGTGCGTCCTGATCCACCAGCAGCAGCACCCGCAAATCCGCATCTGCCGGCTGTGGTGGCTGTGGCGATGGCCCCGGCCCGGGGGGAGGATTGGGGCCAGAGCCATCGACGACCAGATGCACGATCTGCCGCTCTGCGGGGTCGCTGAACCCATACGGCACCACCACCAGAGTGACATTGCCGGCGGCTTGAGCCTCGATTGAGTAGATCCACGGATCAGAGATCCGACGTGTCACAATCTGCCCGTTGCCGCCGGCAAATCTGCCGCGATAAACTGCCGTCTCCCCCTGCTGCAACTGCTGCTCACTGATGCTAACCACACCCTCCGGGATTGCGATCAGCAGACACTGGCGCTTTCCAGAAACCAGCAGCCACTCCTCGGGCTGAATCCGTATGGGGCCCGGCGCCACATCCTGTGGCTGTGGAGTGACCGCTGGAGCTGGCGTTGGAAAGACCAAAGCCGGGTCGTCGAGCAGCAGCAGCAGACAGAGGGAGAGCAGCATCATGTGTCGTCACCTGTGTCGAGTGACTGAGCCGCGAAGCCCGCAGACTCGACTGCCTTGGCTGGTGCGAGGAGACACTCATCGATTGCCAGCTGGGCGATCTGCTCGGCCTCGAGCCGGCTGATCCTGTGGCCTTGGCGTCGTGCCGCCTGAAGTGCGCTGTTCGTGGCTCGCCGCCTCAATCGTTGCGGATTGCGTGCCTGCATTGTCTGCACTCGTGACTGCACTTCAGCTGGCGTCACATCGTCGTTGTTGAAAAGGCAGTTGAGCAGCTGGCTCACCACTGGAACAATCAGGGTCTCCCAGGCGAAGCCGTAGCCTGTTGTGGCTGTTGGCATCTGGCCGGCAATTCTGCACGCCGCGTTTTCGATCTCGTTTGTGTCGTCGCTCATGTGTTCTCCATTGTGATCGGTGAGATTATCCCCGGAGTGAGATTATCGCGGGCGGGAATGGTTTGCAAGCAAATAAGAAAACTCAGGCACAAAATATGGCACTTCCGAGGTTGT